CATTTTTTTCTGTTCTTCATTTAAACTAGAACTTTTAGCCATTACTAATCTTGCTGCTTCTTCTTTGAAGTAATAATCTAAGACTACTTTTTTAAACTCTTTATTTTTAAAAAGTTTTATAGTGCAATCTTTAATGTCAATGAAATGCTTTGCATCTTGCATATCACTTTCTAACTCTTGTAATTCTTCTTCTCTGCTCATCGTGTGTCCTCTTAGTGAGATAAAAACATAGTACTGTTAACAATTTATATAATAAGTTTGTTTTATTTTTTAATAAAGCTAACTTGAAATATAAAATTTCCATTTTCGCGATTATATCACGTTTTTTTCTAACATTACTATCCATTAGGTGTTGTTAAAGTTTCATCATTGATAATTGCATCTGCAAATTTACCATCTAATTTGTTCCGCTGATCGACTCCTTTCATATCTTCTTCGTGTTGTCTATTAACACCAGACTCTTGTTCTACAAAGTTTAAGTCGTCCATATCAGCTTTACTATTCATGCCTCTGGATTTGGATAGTTCAGTTTGGATCTTAGCCTTCTTAAGTTCAACATCAACTGTGTTCTCTTGTGCTTTAGCAGTTTCATTAGCAATTTGAGCTTGCAACAATTGCATTTCAAGTTGGACTTTTTGTTCAGCCATTGGATTTGGTTGTGGTTGATATTCTTTAATTTGTTTAGCTAAGTCAGGCATTTTGCGCAATCTAGCTATGTCAGATAATATTATTTGTGACATTGATGGGTCCATGTTGTTACCCATTGTTTGTAACATAAATGATAACTCTTGTGCTTTTTCATTATCTGCTTCAGCAGTTGATATGTTTAATTTAATATCATACATACCACCTAAATCTTCTCTATTAATAGCAACAAACTCTTCGTTAGTAACTCTTATAATTTCTTGGTCAGATAAAAACTCTGAGTTCATAGATATAATCTTACGACCTATTTGATTAATACCATCAGCTAATCTTCTAAGTATTCCAAGTTCACGTTTAGAAGCTGCATCTAATGCACTTCTAATACCTGTAGCTGTATTACCTAATGCTGCTCCACTAATACCACTGTTAAATGCTTTAACACCTGTTAATGATTCAGCTTCATTGTTTTGTAAATTAAGCATATTAAGTGCGCTATTAGGTATTTCAGGATATGTATCCATATGAAAAGCTTGTCTAGGGTCTACATTAGAATTAAATTTATAATCAGCACCTTGTTCAAACTTACGCGCGTTAGTTACATCTAAAGCATCTTTACGAATACCCATTTGTCCATTAGCAGACCTACCAATAATATCAATCATACCTCGTGTTACAGCACCAATAATCTTTTGGTTATCTTCTAATAGTGCACCATCTGGTTCACCATAGATGTGTTTACGGACAGGTAAATACTGTACTGATACAAATGGAAGCTTTTTATCAGGAAATGGATTCTTATCCATTCTAATTAACACATCACCTGCCCAAGTAGCTATAAAAGGTTCTACATCACCAGTATCGTTAATGTCCCAGTAACCCCAATATTCAAATACTATTATCTTTTTACGAGGGTCATCTTTAAACTTGAAGTTACTTTCATCGTCATAATTATGATCTGGCTGTGCTAATGGTGCAGCATTCTCAATATTAATATGTTTTAAGTTTGAGTATCTACCATCTTTTTTAAGTTCAGCCATTGATGTTTCAAAACTGTAAATAACAAAATTAGCTTTATCTAAATCACCTAAACAAGTAGGGTCAATAACTATATTGTTATAATCACATACTTCTAATTCAGGTTGATTTTTAATAATCTTAACTTCTTCTTCCATATGTGAGCCTGCTTCTACAGGAACATGGGCAACATTGCTTTCCATAGTTAATCTATGTGCTTCTAATAACTGAGGAGCAGTTTCTTTTTGAAATGTTTCAGGGTCTGCTTCCATCATTTCATGCATTTGTTCATGCATTTGAACTGCATTAGGGTCTTCTACATATTTATAATCAATTACTTCAACTTCTATAATTTCGTCTTGATATTCCCAACCTACTTTTACTACAGCAGTACCTTCATCTACAGCAGTACGAATGTACTCATCAATAAAAGCAGTTTTGTCTAATTTACAATTTACTTGATAATTTAATAATATTTGATTTTGTATAGCTGACTCTTTATCTTCAAAAGTCATAGGTGCAGTATTAAACAAATCATCAGTAGATAAAAAAGGTTCGCTTAATGCTGCGTAACGCCATTCAGCTTGTTTACGAATAAGCTTAGGAACAATTTTAGACCTGCCTGTTTTATTAGCAATTGTTTGTTCACCATTTAATGCACTTAACCAGTTATCTACTTCTAACACATGCGATGTGTGTGCAGATTGTGCTTCTTCATAATCAGCTTTAAGTTCTAATAAATCAGGTGGATTTTTCCAATCTGTTAAATTTTCAGGAGCACTTAAGTCTAAATCTAAGTCATGTTGTTTTTCAGCCATTATTTCTCTTCCTCAAATTTTCCGTTATTATACCGTTTAACTTTATATACTGTATTTTCACCATATGGTACAGGAGTTGTATCGATATATTTAAAGTATCCTTTTTCATTATCAAAACTTACATAAAGATCATCATCTATTACAATCTCATTAAAAAAATAACTTAGTAACTCTGCAAAACTTTTTTTATCTTTAAAATCATCACCAATCATTACTGATAATGCATGATAGCCATTTAAAAGTTTATTATGCCTATAGTATAAAAAAGCATTGCCATTTTGTAAAACAGTACATCTATGAAATTTAATATCCATTATTACTTTTATTAAAAAAACTTTTAACTTTTGTAACATTTAAATTTTTCTTAACAGGTTTCTTAACAAACTGAGGAAGCGTACCGCCATCTTTACCCCATGTTTGTAAAGCTTTAGCATACCCAGCATCAGTTTTCCAAAAATCCGATTTTTCATCTGCATCCCAATATCCTTGTTTGTTACCTTTAGCATCTAAAGGTTGTTTAAATCCAGGCATTTCACCATAAGGTGCTAATCCTTTTAAACTTCTAAAATCATTCATTTTTTCTTCAGGATTCATATGCGGTTTGTATTCAAATTTACTTTTAGGCTTGTTACTTTGTCGTCTCATTGGGCCAGTTGATCTAATATCAGTTGGTTCATTTTTAGATCTTGTTCCAGTATCCATTTCTGGAGTAGAACGAGGTCTATAAGATGACATAGCAGCATTCATTTTCTTTTCTTTTTTACCTCGTTTAATATCATCCATTACCATTGTAAAATTTTTTTCATTTAAAATATCAAAATTTCCATAAGTTTGCATAACATTTTTTGCAGAGGTTTCTTTAATGTTTAAACTTCTAGATTTTGCAGCTTTAATTGCTTCTGCTTCAGATTTATGTTCACTGGTATATAATTTTTTTTGATTACCATCTAACTCAAGTTTTGGAGATAAATTTTTAATCATTCTTTTTAATTCATCATCATTATAAAATTCTCCAAAATGAATAGTTGGAATATTAATCCATTTACCTTCGTAAAAAAAAGTTGTAGATAATTCAGAATGCCTTTCTCCTGTATTAGTGTTTACATACACAGGACGGCCATATTGAGTTTCAGAATTTGTAATTTTTAAATTCTTAGCAGTCATATTAATTTACCATTTAGCGTTTATTTTACGATGCTTATTCCAAGCTGCAAATCCACCTAGCTTTAAACCAAAGTATGCAAGGTAATTAATTAACCTGAATCCGTTTTGTATTACGTTTACGTCTCTAAATATAACATCTAACTCTTGTTGTGTTCTAATACCAATACTTTTCTTTTTACCTTTACAAAGTAGAGTTTGGTACTTGTACCCGTAGTCGTGTATCAAACCTCCAACTAATAATACACCCATTGGTGATAACCAAGTGTGTAAGAACTTAGGTACTGACGCTCCGTCAAAAATAAAACCTTTAGGTATTACTAAATCTTCACCGTTAATGTTGTAATGATAGTCACTGACAATTTGCCATTTACGTGATACAAACAACCAAACTTTAAGTCCTCCCCAAAAACCTTTACCTTTAGTAGGTATAGGTATAGGCTTCATATGTGGCATGCCTCTAGCTTTAAACTTCATGCTTGGTTCAACTTCTTTGTCTAAGAATTTCCAAAGACCCCCGATAATTATTAATACAACTACTAGTGTTATTTGCCAGAATTGCATTGCGTATGTTGTTAATGTATCCATATTATTTCCCCTTCGCTAGTTGCGCTCCAAAATAAAATTCTATAATCATGCTTGCCCAAGAAAATATCTCATCATATTTAATTAGCCCGCTTACTACTTGATACTCAATTACATCTTGTGTAAATGATAGTCCTAAAATACTAAAGCCTTTGTGTACTATTGGTATAGCTGTCGGTATATCAAACCACACTGGAGCTATCTGCGTAAATATAATTAATCCAAGTATAACTAAGATAATAATTCTACGGTTCCATGCAGCCATAGGACTTTCTTTATCAGCTGCTGCTCTAGCTTGATTAATAGAGTCATTGCGCGCTTGCATTGACTCTATCATCAATCTTTGATTATCTGAAGCTGCTTGGCTTTTTAAAGCTATTAGCTTCCCTAGAAATCCTAAGAGAATAGGTGCTATATTTGTTATAAATCCTATCACTGCATGAATTTAATTAATATATCAACTATGCCATAATCAGCTGCAACCATAATACTAAAACCAACGATTAAACCTTTAAACATTGATTTATTACTTAAGTTCATGTTTTTAATATCACGAACTGATTTAAATAAATCTTGTATTTGTTCTTCTTGTTTATCTAGTTGTATTTGCATTCTTTGTTGCTGCGTCATGTTATTTCCTATTTTTCTTTTTAGTACTTTTACCTGTTTTAGGTGTTGGTGCTGGTGCTGGTGTTCTTCCGTATCCCATGCTATTCTCCTGGTTGTACTTCAAAAGATTGTGTAAGCATATCCATAAAAGCACTTCTACCTACATTAAGTTGATCCAAGTTAA